AGATGAAGAGTATGAAAGCGCCATTCAAAAAGCCAAATCTATGCCTTCTCCAAGTGGGTTTAAGATTCTCTGCGCTTTAGTTGAATCAGGGGATACTTACGAGAGCGGCTTGGTTAAAGCAGATGAGACAAAAAAGGTTGAAGAACTGACCTCTCCTGTTTTGTTTGTAATTAAACTTGGCCCAGATGCGTACAAAGATGAGCAAAAGTTTCCGTCAGGCCCATGGTGTGCAGAAGGTGATTTTGTTATCACCAGAGCGTATACCGGTACAAGGATGAAAATCCACGGCAAAGAATTCCGGATTATTTATGATGATCAGGTTGAAGGTGTAGTAGAAGACCCCCGCGGAATTTCCCGCGCTTAATAGGAGATGTAAATGAGTGATGGCTACAAATTCCCAGATGAACTGGGTTTGGATGGAAATTCCAAAAATGAAGTCGATATCAATGTCGATGCTGAGACGGACATAGATATTGTTATTGAAGATGATACCCCCGAACGGGATAGGCGCGCGCAACCTTTAAATCGTGAAGTAGAAGACCCAACCGATGAAGAGATTGAGCAATACAGTAAGTCTGTTCAAGCAAGAATTAAAGAATTAACTCATGCACGTCACGATGAGCGTAGGGCTAAAGAGTCTTTGGCTAGAGAAAGAGACGAGTTAGAAAAGCTAGCGCAGTCTGCGATTGACGAAAATCGTAGGTTAAAACAGTACGTTCAGTCTGGTGAAGCTTCTTTTGCTGAGACGTTAAGAGAGAAAGCTGAAGCAGAACTTGAGATGGCAAGACGTAACTATAAGGTTGCGGCAGACTCTTACGACTCAGATACAATGCTTGAAGCTCAAGAAAAGTTGACAGAGGCTAAATTAAAAGTAGAAGCTGCGAAAAATTTTAAGCCAACCCCTTTACAAAACGATTCAAATAATGCAACAATAGAAGCACAGATACAACAAAGACCGAGACTTGACGAAAAAACCTTGCGCTGGCAAGCAAAAAACCAGTGGTTTGGGTCTCCAGGTTATGAAGATATTACGGCTTTTGCACTAGGGCTGCACCAAAAACTAGTAGCTACGGGTTATGACCCGCGCACAGACGAATATTTCGAGAGAGTAGACTCTCGCATGAAACAAGTTTTCCCTGAAATGTTTAGGAGTGAAAACGAATCAGCCCGATCTGAACCAACTAGAAAGCCTGCAACTGTTGTTGCTTCAGCCTCTCGTTCCACGGGGGCAAAAAAACAGGTTAATTTAACTGCAACTGCAAAACGCATCGCAGATAAATTTGGTCTTTCATATGAAGAATACGCTAAGCAAGCTTTAAAATTGGAGAACAGTAATGGCTAATAATCGCACTCAAAGAGATCAGGAAACTCGTGAAAATAATCCTACACGTTATGTATATACCCCGCCTAGCGCGCTACCTGACCCTACACCGGAACCGGGATTTAAATTCCGTTATCTTGCGGCTCAAGTTGGAGGTGAATCAAATCACACCAACATGTCTCAAAAATTCCGTGAAGGCTGGGTACCCGTAAAAGCAATAGATCATCCTGAATTACAGGTTGTCGGAAACAAAGACGGAAACGTCGAAATTGGTGGATTAATTCTATGTAAAGCGCCAGAAGAAATGGTGGCGGCTAGACAAGAACACTACGCTAATGTAGCCGAAAACCAAATGTCTTCAGTAGATAATCACTTTATGCGCAACAATGATGCCCGTATGCCTTTATTTACTAACAATAAATCGGAAGTAACTAGAGGACGCGGTTTTGGTAATGGTTCTAAATAATTTAATTTTGGAGGTTTAAAATGGCAACAACAGCTAATCCGTATGGATTAAAGCCAATTAACCTTATCGGTGGTCAAAGTTTTAACGGCGGTGTGATTCGTGAGATTCCACTAACTGTTAATAACACTGCGGCTATCTATAACGGTGACTTGGTTCAAATTGGCGCAGCTTCTGCTGGTCAGCCAACAGTGGTAACAGCAACTCCTACAACATCTTCTGTTGGTTTAGTCGGTGTATGTATTGGCGTTCGTTATCAATTAGCTAATCAACAGTTAGGATATCCTTTGTACGCACAGTACTTACCAGCAGGCGCAATTAATGCTGGATATACAAATATTTTTATTCGTGTAATGGACGATCCAGATGCATTGTTCCAAGTTCAGTCTGCTGGTTCTATTCCACAAACTGCTATTGGTAAAACAATTGCATTGACAGGCATTACTAATGGTACTGGCTCTTCTACAGGTAGTACAGTAACTGGTAACTCAGTTGTTGCTCTTGCTTCTAGTGCTGCAAATACTGGTGCTTTAGCAATGAAGATTGTTGATTTTGTGAATAACAACTCAACATTTGGTGGAAACTTTCCATCTAACCCAGGTGATGCGTATACAGATTGTATCGTCAAGTTTAACTTTGGCGTTCACTCTTACTATAACGCATCTGGCACAACAAACTAAGGAGCTAAAAAATGGCTATTTCACGTTCACAGCTCCTAAAAGAGCTACTCCCCGGCCTCAATGCCTTGTTTGGTCTTGAGTATAAACGCTACGGCGAAGAGCATAAAGAATTGTACGAAACAGAGAAATCTGAGCGTTCATTCGAAGAAGAAACCAAACTTTCTGGTTTCTCCGCTGCTCCAGTAAAATCTGAAGGCGCGCAAATTGCTTATGACAATGCGCAAGAAGCTTTTACAGCTCGCTACTCACACGAAACCATTGCTTTAGGTTTCTCAATCACTGAAGAAGCGATTGAAGATAACTTGTATGACTCTTTGTCTGCACGTTACACTAAAGCTCTTGCTCGTGCTATGGCTTATACCAAGCAAGTTAAAGCGGCTTCTGTATTAAACAACGGTTTTATTTCTGGTACTAACAACCAGTATAACGGCGGTGATAACGTGCCTTTGTTCAGCACAGCTCACCCAACTGTTAACGGTGGAACCAACTCTAACGCCCCATCTACACCTGTTGATTTGAACGAAACTTCATTGGAAAATGCTGTTATTCAAATTGCTGCATGGACTGATGAGCGCGGGTTGTTAATCGCTGCTAAACCACGTAAGTTAATCCTCCCACCTGCATTACAATTCGTTGCTACTCGTTTGTTAGAAACTAACCTCCGTGTTGGTACTAACAACAACGATATCAGCGCAATCGTAAACAACGGTTCTGTTCCTGAAGGTTACGCAATTAACCACTTCTTGACAGACGTTAATGCATGGTTCTTGTTAACTGATGTACCTAACGGTCTCAAGCACTTTGAACGTATGCCTATGGCTACTTCAATGGACGGTGATTTCGATACAGGTAACGTTCGTTACAAGGCACGTGAGCGTTATTCTTTCGGTTGGTCTGATCCACTAGGCGTCTGGGGTTCTTCAGGTTCATTCTAAGTAATGACTATGTAAGGGACAGTTGACTAGAGTCCCATAAAAGGCCCCGCTCACAAGGCGGGGTTTTTTCTTTCTTCAGCATGATGCTTTCTATGGCAGTTAGAGCAAAGCACAATACATTTTTTTATCTCTTCTCGTGCCGCATTATAGTTTTGATGTTGTAAAAGTTTATAAACTTTTCGGTTTGCTGGGTCTTTTTTGATGTGATGAAAATCAAACGTTGATGGATCATTCTCTCCACAGTGGGTACAGCTTAAAGTAGCTTTAAACTTTGCCCAAAGCGTCCTCAATTCTTTTTTTCTACGTGCGACCCTTTGCTTGTGCGCTGCTTTATTTTTTTCGTAGTATTTTTTTGAGTACTCTTTATGCTTCTGCTTTTTAAGTTCCGGGTCTTTATACGGCATACAGTAGCTTTTTAAAATGTTTACTTATTTTACACACTTATTTATTTATATGTTGTATACTTATTTTAACTGGGTGATGCTTATATCGGACTGCCCCAGCAGACGATGCAACGATTGATATAAGTGAACTTTTGCATAAGGACAATTTAATATGGCACGCGCAACCTTTGAAGGTCCGATTTTATCGGGCGATAGTCGTTTTGGACCACTACGTAACGTAGGTTACACGGATTTAGTTCAAGCCGCTGATTTAGATTTTACAGTAACAGCTAATGGATCTGTTAACTATAGCGGAGCTTCTGGACAGTTTGTTAATGCTAATGGCGTACCAAATACAAACGCTATTGTTTATCAACCTTCTAGCTCTGTATATCCATCAGTAGCACAGACAATTCCAGCTGATTCAGCAACAAACATTTATCGTGGCGCAGTAATGTATTTGCCATATGGTTCAGCAATCAATGATGTATTTATTGACATTGGTGTAGTTCCAGCAGTTGCTGCCGGTACTTTAACATCTACAACTATTTATGTTTCTAATAACTATACAGCAGCAGCAGGTACAGCAACATACGCAAATACCGCAGTTTTAACATCTCCAGCTGTAGGGCGTCAAAGTATTGCAACATTTACTGCTACGCAGTTAGTTAATCAAGCTTCTACAACAGCAGATATTTTAACGTCTAATCCTCAAGGAACTGGACCTAATGCATCACAAGCATCTCAAGTTGTATTTACTATTGCTTTAGTTGGTACTAGTATGACTACTTTATCTGCTGGTAAATTTTATTTTACATTACGTTATACACAACTTGATGGAAGCATTGGTACAAGTACAACTTACCCATACGGTAATTTTGATTAATTAATTCTCTGGGAGCTCCGGCTCCCTTTTTTAAAAGCTAAGGAGATTAATTATGACAATGCAATATGATGTAAAATCGGCCCATTTTAGCGGCAGTGGTTTTGCAATTCTTGGGCGTACGCGTCTTAAAAATTTAATTTATTTAGGCACAGGAACGGCTGGCGGTATTGATTTGTTTGATACAACTGTAGCGCCAGTTAATGCTACTTATGGACGTTCCGGCACTACCATTACTATAACTTCAACAGCGCATGGTCTATCTACTGGCAATATTGTGGGTATTACATATAGTCCAGCTTCGGCAGTTTCTCCTGTTGCTGGTAATTATGTAATTACTGTTGTAGATGCCAATACTTTTACTATTACCGATATTAACTCTGGAACAATAGCGACTGGCACAAGCTGTACTTATTCTGGTACTGGTAGATGGATGGTCGGATACAATACCGGTACAGCGGTGCAACCATTCCAAGTTATTTTTTCCGGTGAAGGTGTATTGGCAAACACGGGTATATATGTTGTTGAGACTAATATTTCATTCCAAACAATTCAATATGGATAACCAATGTGGCTACTAAGAAGAAAGGACCCAACCTTGCAGTTGGAAGAGGCGAAAAACTCCCGGTTTCTAAAGGGGCTGGACTTACTGCTAAAGGTCGCGCAAAGTATAATGCAGCGACTGGATCAAATCTTAAAGCTCCTCAGCCAGAAGGTGGACCACGTAAAAAGTCTTTTTGTGCGAGGATGAGCGGTATGCCAGGACCAATGAAAGATGAGAACGGAAAGCCTACTAGGAAGGCCGCTAGCTTAAAAAGGTGGAAATGCTAATGAGCGATATGGACCCAATAGAAACCGCTAGAGAACTAGCTACACATGCTAACGATATTGTGCATTTGCAAGCCGATATGGATAAAATGATAGCAGAAATGACAGAAATGAAAAGGTCTTTACAAGCTATTGAAAAAACGTTGGCAACAGCGCATGGTGGATGGCGTACATTAATGATGGTAGGCGGCGCTTTTGGTTTAGTTGGCGCTTTATTAGCAAATTTGTTTCAAGGCGCGTGGGGTAAATAATGCCTAGTAAATCTCAAGCACAACATAATTTTATGGAAATGGTTGCCAACAATCCAAAGGCAGCTAAAAGAGTAGGGGTACCACAGTCAGTAGGTGCAGATTTTAGTGAAGCCGATAAGGGTCGAAAATTTAGAAAGGGTGGCGAAGTGAAAAAAGAATCAATGAAAGATGACATTAAACAAGATAAAGCAATCGTTAAAAAAGCTTTTGGTATGCACGATAAGCAAGAGCATAAAGGCGAACACACTGATTTATCTAAACTTAAAAAAGGTGGATTACCTATGAAAAAAATGGCTAAAGGTGGTGTAACTGGTAAACCTAATTCAGTAGGTAAATTATTTCCAACAGGTAAAACAATGGGGAGTATGAACATGAAAAAAGGCGGCGTAGCAGAAACAATGGGCCCACGTACAATGGGTAAAGACGTTGAAGCTGGTTCAAACAAACTTAAAAAGTTTGGCGAAAGTAAAGTTGAAAAACGTGGGGATACTAAAGGTAAAAACTTTGGTGATTCAGGCCCTTCAGGCGGCATTCAAAGCATGAAAAAAGGCGGGGTAGCTACTCGCGGCTACGGCATAGCTAGAAAGGGTAAATAATCATGGGAAATAGTATTGAAGAGTTTATGGCATCTGAAAAAGCAGCTAAAGAAAGAGACCCTGAAAAATACAAACGTGAACGTGCAGAAGATGCGCGTCAAGAGTATAAACGATCACGTGTGTTTGAAAATCCAGAGTTGATGGAACGCGCTGAAAGAATGCAAAATAGTAAGGCTGCAAGAGCGGGTGGAGGGGGAGCTGGCACTATTGAAGACCCTATGAAAAAAGGTATTACAAACCAAATACCATCAATGAAAAAAGGTGGAAAAGTTGCAGGAAAATTAGCTACTCGTGGATACGGTATAGCAAAGAAAGGATGTTAATATGTTTAAGCACAACGTAGACAATGTTAAACAGCACGAAGAAGGTTCTTTTAAACACCATAGTAATATTTTTGGCCAGCATGCAGCAGGACATAAAATGAACCATGACTATGTGAAAAATATGTGCGGCGGCGGTATGGCTAAGGGCGGCGATGTCTGCCTTCCCTCCCATGGAAAGCACACAAAATGAAACCTAGTCGGGGTATGGGTGCAGTAAGGCCCTCAAAACGACCTAAAGGTGTAAACAACTCTGCGCCTGAAGGTGGGCCTGTGCCGGGCATTAAAAAAGGGGGAAAGGCTGGTCTTTATGAAAACATTCATAAAAAGCAAGCTAGAATTGCTGCGGGGTCCGGTGAAAAAATGCGAAAGCCCGGAAGTAAAGGCGCCCCATCCAGTATCGATTTCACCAATTCAGCAAAAACGGCTAAAGCAAGGTAAAAAATGACAACTTCAGGCACACAATCGTTTAACTTAGACTTAACTGAGATAGTTGAGGAAGCGTTCGAGCGTTGCGGGCAGGAACTACGTACCGGATACGATATGCGCACAGCGCGTAGGTCTATGAATCTGTTGTTTGCTGACTGGGCTAACCGCGGCGTTAATCTTTGGACTGTTGAACAAGGACAGATACCTTTAGTACAAGGAATTAATACATACGCTTTACCTATAGACACGGTAGATTTAATTGAGCATGTTGTTCGTACAAACTCAGGGCAACAGAATAATCAATCTGACTTAACCATTTCGCGTATTTCTGTTTCTACATATGCAACAATACCAAACAAGCTACAACAAGCTAGACCTATTCAAGTATGGGTTAACAGACAGTCTGGCGCAACATACCCACTTACAGGCGCCCCAAGCTACGCAAACACTACTACAGGAGTAGATGCGCCACAAATCACCGTCTGGCCAACTCCTGATGGTTCACAAACGTATACTTTTGTTTATTGGAGATTACGCCGTATACAAGATGCCGGCAACGGCGTTAACACATTTGACATACCGTTTCGCATGATACCTGCCTTAACAGCTGGTTTATCATATTATCTAGCAATTAAACTTGCACCAGATAGAGTTGCCATGCGTAAACAAGAATACGATGAAGCGTGGGATAGCGCATCTTCTGAAGACAGAGATAAGTCCCCTATCAGATTTGTACCACGTAGACAGTTTATTGCTTAATAGGAAATAATATGGCAGAAAAGAAAATAGATTATAGTAAATATAATTTTCCAGAATACGCAAAATCTCTTCACAACGCATTTGAAGAACAACGTCAAGAAAAAATAGCTCAAGAAGAATATCGCAGAGAAAGTGGAGAACAAGCGAAAAAAAATATGGAAGAAGGTCGTATGGACCAAATGGGTACTGCATATAAAAAAGGTGGTATAGTAAAATCTTCAGCTTCTAAACGTGCAGATGGATGCTGTATAAGAGGAAAGACACGTGCCTAATCAGTTCTCATCCGGCAAGTTTGCAATCGCACAATGCGATCGATGTGGCTTTAGGTTTAAGCTGTCAGTTCTTAAAAAAGAAGTAATTAAGACTAAGAAATATGATTTAAAAGTTTGCCCAGAGTGTTGGGACCCAGATCATCCGCAGCTACAATTAGGTATGTATCCGGTCGAAGACCCGCAAGCTGTACGCGAACCAAGAAGAGATAGTAGCTATTACCAGTCAGGCATAGATTCTAACGGTTTTCCTAGCGGTGGTAGTAGACAGATTCAATGGGGTTGGAATCCAGTTGGGATGAAATATGATTTTAATGAAACACCAAATGCGTTAAAATCAATAGGCGTTACTAATAGTGTAACAATTAACTAGGAGTAGGACATGGAAGATAAAAAAATAGGTATTGAAACAGGCGCTAAATCCGTTAAAAAAACTAACGGCGGTAAGACTAACGAACAAATGCTACAACACGGCCGCTCTCGCGCCAAACTGGTTAATCAGTTTGGCTCTACAAAGCTAAAAGGGGTAGGTAAATAATCATGGCTAAAATTAATGATAAACCAGCTGAAACGTATGCTAAGCCACACAAAATGACAGGCGCAGCATTAAAGCAATCAGACGTACTTGGATCAGGATATCCTGACAACACTGTAAAAACATCTGGTATTGAAGTACGTGGCAGAAGTAAACAAACTAAAGGTAAACTTGCTAGAGGGCCAATGGCGTGAACTATACACAGTTATTTAACACCATCAAAACTTATACGGAGAATGAGTTTCCGAGTACTTCCTTTACTGGTACGGATGGTGTAACAACTGTAACCACACTAAGCAACACCCAAGTTAATACTTTTATTACACAAGCAGAAACACGGATTTATAACGCAATTAACATACCAGCTTTACGGAAAAATGTTACTGGAAATTTAACAGCAAATAATCCATATGTATCTTTACCAACAGACTGGCTTTCTGCTTATTCTTTTGCCGTAATTGATAGCTCTGGTAATTATAACTATATCCTAAACAAAGATGTAAGTTATATTCGTGAAGCATACCCTGGGCCAACATCTACCGGTCTACCTAAATACTACGCTTTGTTTGGTACGCAGTTAAGTAATAACTACGCATTGTCTTATATCCTAGGCCCAACACCAGATCAAAACTATGCCGTAGAGATGCATTACTTTTACTACCCACCATCAATTGTTACTGCTGGTGAATCTTGGCTAGGTGATAACTATGATCCAGTATTGTTTTATGGTGCTTTATTAGAAGCTACTATATTTATGAAGGCAGAAGCCGAGATTGCTACGATGTATAAGGCTAAATACGATGAAGCATTAAATGAATTACGTAGATTGTGTGATGCATTAGAGCGTGGTGATAGTTACCGAGATGGCCAGCTGAAACTGAATGTAGCTCCTAAAGGTGGTGTCATATGATAAGCCAAGGACAATGCACAATCTTTAAACAAAACCTTTTAAATGGTTTGGAGAATTTCACAAGTGGAACCTATAAAATTGCACTTTATACATCTTTGGCTAATTTGGACGCTACAACTCTTGCTTATACTACTTCCGGTGAAGTTACTGGAGCGGGATACATAGCAGGAGGAAAAACCCTAACCAACATAGTTCCGGCTAGTGGTGATGGGGCAGCGTATGTGTCTTTTAATAATGTTACTTGGACTAGCTCTGGCTTTACCGCTAGGGCAGCATTGATTTATAATGGCATTACAAACGCAGCGGTTTGCGTATTAGATTTTGGATCAGATAAGACATCAAGTAATTTTACAGTAACTTTTCCAACAGCTACGTCTACGACAGCTGTTATCATTCTTAATTAGGAGCAATTATGAACAACGAATTAGCAGGTTTTGGTGACAACGCAGTAGTAACTGTATCTCGCAATCAAAAATCAGGTGAGCCATTTGGTATGGAAGGCGTGTATAACGTTATTTGCCATGACAAAGATGGTAATTTTAAATGGGAAGATGAAGTTCCAAATTTAGTTGTAGCAATTGGAAAACAGTTGCTATTAGATACTTTATTAAGAGGCTCTGCATATAGCGTTGTTGGTCCGTTTTTAGGCTTGACCAAGGTAAGTTTAACGCCCGCAGCAACTGACACAATGACTACTTTAGTCACTACCAACGCAGGTGAATTTACTAACTACACAGTTAGTGGTTCAGCAGTTCGTGGTACAGCATCATTTGCAGCGTCTACATCATCAGGATCAACACCATCTAACGTAACAACTTCTTCCGCTACGTCAATTGCCTACACTATTACAGGTGCTGGTGGTACAGTTTACGGTTGTTTCTTAGTAACTGGTTCAGGTGCAGTAAATACACAAAGTTCAACAGGTGGTACATTATATTCTGAAGGTAACTTTTCGGGCGGTTCAAAAGTTGTTGCTTCAGGCGATACATTAACTGTTACATACTCTACAACCGCAACAAGTTAATCTTTATGAGGGCGGCAAATGACTACCTGTGCAGTTGTCGATTCTACAGGGTTAGTAGTTAACATCATTGTATGTGAACCTACTGACCCCGCTCCAGAGGGCATGTACCTTATAGAATACCCTGATGCGGATGGCAACTACGCAGGTCCGGGGTATTTTTGGAATGGTGTAAATTTTATTAATCCAAATCCTCCTGAACCGTTGCCTCCTCCACCACAAATCCCAGAGTAAATAATGGCAACTAAAGTCGTATTCATCACTTCGGGCACTTCTTATACAATACCATCGGACTTTGGTTCTTTAGTATCTGTAGAGTGTATCGGAGGTGGTGCGGGTGGCGGTGCGGCAACAACAAGTTATTTTGGTGGTGGTGGTGGCGGTGCGTATGCTAAATCAACATCGGTAACAGGACTTACTGCAAGTGGTTCTGCGTTTATTAGTATTGGAGCAGGGGGTAGTGCTACTGTTTCAGGTGGTGATACATGGTTTAATGCCGCAACAAACGCTGCTCCTTCGTCTACATCAAATGGTGCTTTAGCCAAAGCAGGTTTAACATCTACAAGTTTTACAGGCGGTACTGGTGGAACTTCAGCTGCATCTGTAGGGGACACAAAATTCTCAGGTGGTAATGGTGGAGATAACGCTGTAACAGGGCAACAATCGTCTGCTGGTTGTTATCCAGGCGGTGGTGGTGCTGCGGGTTCAGGTGGTGTAGGCGGTAAAGGTGGTAATACAACAGCACAAAATGCTTGTGGCGGTGGTGGTGGTGGTTCAGGCGGCGCTCCCGGGGCAGGTTCAGCAGGTAGTAATGGAACATCTTCATCTACATCAGGCAATGGTGGTAATGGTTATGGTAATGGCACATCGTTAACAGGTGGTGGAGCAGCAGCAAATCCGGGCACGGCAGGTACAGCAGGTACTGGTGGCGGTGGTGGTGGTTCTATTGGTGGTAGTGGTGGAGCGGGCGCAACAGGTTCTCAATATACAGCAACAGTAGGTGGTACAGCAGGTCCAGGCGGTGGTGGTGGTGGTGCATGGTATGGTCAAACAGGCGGTGTTGGCGGCGCATATGGTGGCGGTGGTGGATCAGGCTCAACATCAGGTGCTGGCGGTGCAGGTATTATTGTTTTCACTTATACCACAGGCGGTGGCAGTGCTTATACTGGTACAGTAACTGAAAACATTGGTTCTGCTGATTCTCAAACAGTAAGCGTTTCTTATTCAGGTTCTGTAACTGAAAACGTAGGTTCGGCAGATAGTCAAACAGTAAGCGTTTCTTATTCAGGTTCTGTAACTGAAAACATTGGTTCTGCTGATTCTCAAACAGTAAACGCTACTTACTCAAGTTCTGTAACTGAAAACATTGGTTCCGCTGATTCTCAAACAGTAAACGCTACTTACTCAGGTTCTGTAACTGAAAACGTAGGTTCCGCAGATTCTCAAACAGTAAGCGTTTCTTATTCAGGTTCTGTAACTGAAAACATAAGTTCGTCAGATAGTCAAACTACTGCGACTGCATACTCAGGTTCTATAACTGAAAACATTAGTCCAGCCGATTCTCAGACAGTAACTGCGGGTTCTTCACGCTCTGCAACAGAAAACGTTGGTTCAGGTGATTCTTCTACAGGAACTACTGGCGGTGTATTTACTGCATCTGTAACTGAAAACATAGGTTCGTCAGATAGCCAAACTGTTGGCTCAACTTATGGTATTACTGTAAGTGAAAATATTAATTCTGCTGATTCTCAAAATATTGGGTCAACTTATGGCATCGTTTATTCTGAAAATATTGGTTTAGCCGATTCTTCAACGGGTAATACTAGCAATGCTTACACTGCATCTGTAACAGAAAATATTTCTGTCTTTGATATAAGTACTGGAACTACAGGTACAGTTTATGCTGTTAATGTTGTCGAAAATTTGGTATTATTAGATAGTA